ATGTGCTTCTGCAATTCTACTTTGCATTTCTTTCCATCCATTATCATTCCTCATAGCACCCACGCCTACAACACCACTAGATATATTTATCTTAGTTACCATCTGTTGTATGTGTTTATTCTTTTTCAAATAAACTTCCTTTTCAGCAATAGACATCATATCATCATAGACTTTGCCGGTCTTGGTATTTTTAAAACTGTAGATTGGCATAATTTACTCCGATTTGAAAGGGTCCTTAGTCTTAAAGTATTTATTAATTACTTCTAACTGGTCATCGTACTCTGCAATTACTTTTAGTTCTTTTTCAATCTCGGTCAATACATCACCGTGTTCACCAATACCTGCTGGTCGTTGCATCAAAATTTCTACATTCATCTTATGTTTAGAAATATGACCTTTTGCATGGTCTATAACTGCTTCGATTGTTTGTTCTCTGTTGTACTCATTTGCCATTTCAATATTTTCCTTCCTATGTTAATGATTATAACTTTGGTATTTATCTACACCATCTAAGTACCAATCTGGTACACTTGCCGGACTTTTCCAAGTGGCAAATCTTTGTTTTTCGAAAACATAATACTTTCGATAACTTGCAATACTGTCACCTGGTATTTTACAATAATCTGGCATAGCAGGTGTTGGTTCTGTTGCAATCTTATTTAGTGGTATATTTTTAGGTGGATGTTTTAGTATGTCACCTAATAACTGAATAGTTTTGTGGTCAAGAACATGGCCATATCTCAACTGCCATTGTTTGTGCAATGCCATCATGTGTTTGTATAACCAATCGTAATGATATGCACTTGCCATTACCCACAATGTACTAGGATGACCTGTATGGCATGCCAAGTATAAAGTTTTTTCTAAGTTTGAATTAGGGTGTTTCCACCTTTTGATGTTACGACCTGTTTTTGTTTTGCCTGTGTACTTTGTACCATCAATCATACGGTGTGCTGTAGATAACATCTGAGCACTCTCTATAATCATCTTACACACATGTTTGTCACATGACATTTCAGCTGCCACGGCTGGGTCTTTATCTAAGTAAAATATATTCATAATTTAATCGTATTCCCTCACTTTTATTAGGAAGTATAACACAACCACTGTAAATGGCAAGCCTATAAAGAATAGACCTATCATTAATGCATCAACTTTCTTGTTACATAGTCCATCATCTTATACTTCTTTGCTAAGTCTATCATTTTGTGATACCACATAGCTTTCATATCATTATCTTTTGCATTGGCACATGCCTTGGCAAGAGAATTAAGTCTTCTCACCTCAATAGGTATGTGTACTTCTATATCTTTCATAGTCATCATTATATCACTTTTTCTTATCTTTGGCAACCTCCAAATAGCGCTTATTTGGTTTGGTTTTTGATGTTGGTAATTCGTTCCATTCCATAACTTGGTCTAATTTTATTCTAATTTCATCAGGATCCAGACCCATTTTCATTAATTCTTCTGTGCCTAGTGACTTGAAGAATTCTTCGTAATCACGGTTATTTAAGTCCCTTTTACCTAATTTTTTAAAAAAATCTTTATAAACTTTTTCTCTATCTCGTGTTCTTTTCGCTCTAGCTTTTGCGTTAATAGCTTCTTTTTTAGCTTTCTCTTTTTCCTCGCTAGCGAGCTCAAGGTCGTTCTTTTCTTTTTCTTTTCTTTTAGATTGTCGTTCAACACTTCTACTCCTTAATGAAATATTAGCCGCTATCAATAACAATACTGCTAATGGGTCAAATACAAATATCAATACAATGATTACCCACCTTACAGCCTTGTCAAAATGGTCTTGTGCATTTTCACCATATATTAACTCTGCAATATATTTAATTGGTCCTACTTCGGCTTCAATCTTATCTTGTTCTAATTTTAATACACCTTTTTGGTCTGATAGTTCAGCAATCTTATCACTTGCCTCGTTAATGGCAAGCGTCAAAGCGTCCCTTTCAGGTTTCTGCTTCTCTCTTTCTTTTAGACCTCTTGTAACATACTCCATACCAATATATGTTTCAAGTGTTTTATCTAAAAGAGTTAGAGTTTTATTTGCTCTATCAATAGTTAGTTGTTGTTGATTTATTTGTGTATCAATTAATTCAATCTTAATATTGTTTGAAGATGTTGGTTGTACTTGGTCTAGGTGTGCCTTGGATAGAAATCCAAATATACCCATAGATGTAATGAAAATTAATACTACAACAGAAAATGTAAGATATAGTTTTATTGTTTTTGGTACAAGTTCGTTTCGCCAGTTGTTATACAACCATGAGGCGGCTACAAGTTTACCGACTTCTAATGCACTACCCATAGCAATGATAGGTATTACTGCACCTGCAAATAGTGTGGCCAGACCCATAATAGAATAACCAGCGGCTATTACAGATATGGATATGGCACTTAAAAATGTAATGATGATTGTTAACATACTACTGGTACTCTGTCTGAATTTTTTTGATTATTCTTTCTACTTTTATAAAATAGTTTTTGTCTGAAGCATAAGCGTCAAGTGTGTGTAATAGTTTTATTGCATCCATTTCACCACTATCTCTTAACTCTTGGTATTTACCAAATGCTGTACCATTATTTAGTGTATTAATATAATGCAACACACTGTCACATTCATGTTCGTACACCTTTACACCCCACTTCTTAGGTTTATTAGATGGTAACATATGTGGTTCTCTGAGGTCGTATGTTCTCATACCAAATAAATTCTTACCCTCTAATGCAAATCTACTATTACCCCAACCACTCTCTAAAGAGGCCTGTGCCTTTAGTAAAACTACATTTACTGGATAAACATCTGTTGTTGTGCTGTAGATATAGTCAACACACGCTTGTACATTGTCTAAGAATTGTTGATTGTTTGTATGTTCAAAGTCTGGTAGTTCATACACAGGCGCCGCCTGAGCAGGATTAGCCTGTGCCTTGTATAGGTAAGTGACACCAACTATGGCGCCAATTACCGTTACAAAAGCTAAGGTGTTTACAACCACCTTGATATCGTGCCAAATTTTACTGCTTTGCATTTCCTGACCTAACAACTAGATAATCATAACTTTCTATGATTTGTTCTGGCTTTTCACCGTATTCTGACCAAGTACCAATCTTTATTGGCTTGTTTCTTTTCTGAAAAAACATAATACGAGGGTCTTTTTGAAGTTTTTGCATCTTCTTAAAGATTTTCTCTGATTGTTTTTCAGTATAGTTATTTAGAATATCGGTTTGCCAGCTACCTGTGTAATAGGTCATTTTAGGTTTGCCACTCTCGGCAAACTCCATAATCTTATCAGGAATCCTGTTGATGATTTCTTTTAAGTGGTGGTCTAGTTCTTTACATTGTCCCATAATATACTCTCTCTTTTAGTTGTTTATAAATCTGCAATTTTGAATTTTCTAATAACATTCTTAGTTGGTATAACTGTTGTGTTACCACCATCACCAAGTTCGTTATTGTCATCATAATTGTAGTCGCTCATCAAAACATGAACCTTGTTATCATTCTTTACCAACCAACCGGTCGATACACAAATAGCAGGTTTCATTTTCTGAATTTCTTTCAATGATTTCCAACCAGCATCTGATTGAATATCCTCCCAATACACCAAATAGAAATCGTATGTAAACGGTATCTCTGGTATATCGTACTTTGTTTTTTTACTTGTAGGTTTTTTTGCCATAAGTTATGAACACTCTTTGTCTGCAATCTTTGTATCTTTTAGAAGTAAACATTTTTGTTTTGCATCAAGCTTCAATCTTAAATCAGCCATCGCACCATCAATGATACTTGGTAAATACTCTTGCATAATAGACACCATTTCTAAAGCATATTTATGACCAATCTTGGCCATTTCACTCTCCAAAAGTGCCTGTTTATCAATCTCATTAGCGTTAGTTATTACATGACCGATAACTGCTGTATTATAGTCATTTGCTTTTGCATTTGAGGGTAAAAACACACCCCATATGAAAGCATTTGCTATCAGTAGTGTAATAATCAATTTATTTCTCATAATATATGTCCTTTTTTAGTGTTAATATAGGTATATTATACATTATATTGACATCTATGGCAAGCACTTTTTTCAATTATTTTAATATAAATGTTCTTTATTTGTTCTCATTTTGCATGAAATTCTCGTCCCAATTGAACGCTTCACGCACTAACGCTGAAGTTAAACCTTTATACATCTTGTTTAGGGTCTTATTCTTCATACCTAGTAGAAGTTCTGCCTCTTCTTGGTGCAATCCTTCTAACATCTGTATAAACATTGTTTCTTTCTGCGTCTTTGTAGTAGCTGCATCTGCACCATCTACAAAATGCCATAGTCTTTTGGCTTCATTGCGTAAAAGACCGTGTTCTGTACCCTTTGGTGCCTCATTAGCAATGTATGGTGGTGTGCCTGTTGGCAATGCCCATTTGATATTAGGGTCAAATGCACCTTTCAATACCATTCTCAATGGTGCGTTGTCGTAATCTCTAAGAACGGCAATCTTTTTTGGTTTATCTTTTGCGTTGTTTACTTTGGTTAGTACCTCTGACATAAGAACAGTTCCTGTTCCTGTCGTACTATTCATGGCCGTCATGGCCTTTTGTGATATTAAATTTGGGTTTTGCGTAACCATAATTTCTCCTTAGTTGTTTTTCATTCAGTAATACTATTTATACGCCATCTTGCGTAGAGAAATTGCGTTTTGCGTACCACTTATAGAATTCTTTGTCTGTAAAAAGTTCAGCAATATGATTTGCTGGTACCTGGTCTGTTTTGATACACTTTTCAAGGCTTTCATACTCGTAAGTATCTACCTTTCTCTTCATTGGTAAGTCTTTGTTTGCTTCTGCCAATGTCCTAACCATTCTGTAATTTAAATTTTGTTGTCTTGTCATAAAACTAAAATGGGGAACCTGCCTAACGGACTGGTTCCCCATAATATCAGTTTAGATTACGCTGTTTGAGAGTAACCTTGAGCACCGAATAAAGCAGTTTGTCCAGCTGCGATTACAGCTTTTGATGGAGTTCCTACTCTGTAAGATACGCCAGCTGATGTTCTATTTTCATAAATCATCATGCCTTCGTTTCTAAGTTTACCAACCATTGCAGCTGGTGACCTTAGGTCGAATTTGCTTCTTAGAGATTTCCAAGTTACTGAATTTCCCTTTGCGAAAAGGTTTCTTACCTTTTCAGTTTTTGTAGCTTTAGCCATGTTTATTTTCTCCTTTGATTTAAACATATTGTTCATAATGTATTGTAGCATAATTGCTCCTTTCAATTTGCGTTAAGTCGCCACTATTCGACAAGGCAAGCGTACAGTTGTAGTCGCCATGTCTGAATTCTTTAATTATCATTCTCCGGATCCGGTTCAAAGTCTGGTGTAAATGTGACATCACCATTTTCTATATCCGTCAAATCTCTAACTTCATCTTTTATATCTTCTGACAATGGTGCCTGTGGTTTTGCACCAGGCAGTACCAAGTCATATCTACATAAAGCACTTCTCTGACCGTTTGGTCCTTTTTTGACTTGTATCATCATGTCTGATAAATCTTGTGCTGGATGATGTTTTTTAAAATCTCTATAAATTAGTCCTCGTATCGTATCAATCGCCAATGCAAGGTCTTTGGTAAAGT